CAGCTACTGCTGACCTTCTTGATCCTGCAAAGCTGGCTAAGGCTATCTTTGATGCCAAGAAGACTATGGACATTGCTAATGTTCCTTCAGAGAACGCAGTTGTTGTTCTTCCACCAGCACAGTACTATGCACTGATGGATGTTTCTGATGGTTCTAAGCTGACCTACATGAACCGTGACTTTGGCGGTAATGGTTCTGTTGCTTCAGGTATGGTTCCAGCTATTGCAGGTATTCCTGTAATCATGTCTAACCATGCTGACGTATCTGCTCTGTACAAGAACTTTACAACAGGTAATGCTGATGAAGGTAAGACTTCTGACAACGCACCACTAGCAAACACTGCTGGTTCAGGCCGTACAACACACTATGACCTTCCGACTGCTGCTGTAGACGGACGCGACATGGTGGCAGAAGCTGCTCTGATTAAAGGCTTTGTCTTTACACCAGAAGCAGTAGCTACTGTTAAGTTGCTTGACTTGGGCATGGAGTCTGAGTATCAAATTAATCGTCAGGGTACACTCATGGTTGCTAAGTACGCAATGGGGCATAACGTCCTACGTCCTGCATCATGTATTGCATTGATTGACGCAAACGCTTAAATAAACTTGGGGGTAGCTTAACGGCTACTCCCTTTTTTCTTTGGAGAATGATATGCCAAACGTAGCAGGTAAAGAGTACAAGTATACTAAGAAGGGTATGGCACAGGCTAAGGCTGCGGCTAAGAAGACTGGTGCTACCATGAAGTATAAGAAGAAGAAATGATATGGCTATTACACATGCAGGAGAAACATTTAAGGGTCTGCGGATACCTAAGAGTTCTCCAAAGGGTAAGAAGTCACATGCTGTATTGGTAGGCACAAAAGAGAAGCCGGAAATTATTAGATTTGGTGAACGAGGTGCAAAGACAAACCAGTCAGCTAAACAACGAAAAGCTTTTAAAGACAGACACCGCAAGAATATAGCCAAGGGGCCATCAAGCGCAGCTTATTGGGCTGACAAGGTTAAGTGGAAAGCATAAGGTAAGCAACATGGCAGGAACAACACAATTAGATGCAGTCAACATTATGCTTTCTGCCATTGGCGAAGCACCAGTTAATAGTCTCTCCTCTGGCTTGATTGAAGCAGAGATTGCAGAGACTATACTTAACACAGTTGACAAAGAAGTACAGTCTATGGGCTGGCACTTTAACACAGAATTAAACAAGAGTTTCCCTAAAGATACTAATGGTGAGATTATTCTCTCTACTGATATTCTTAGAGCAGACTCAACACTAAAAGCCAATGCGCCTAATCTAGTGCAGCGTGGCCTTAAAATGTACGATAGGACTAATCATACCTTTAATGTAGGTACTGACGCATCCCTTGATGTTGTAGTACAATTAGTCTTCAGCGATGTACCAGAAGTAGCAAAGCGTTACATTGTACTACGTGCTACTCGCATCTTCCAAGACCGTGTAGTAGGTTCAGATACCCTACACTCCTTCCAACAGGAAGATGAGAACCGTGCCTTTATTGAGTTACGTGACTTTGATAAAGCAGCAGATGACCACAACATCTTTGACAACTATGACACCTTTAGTATTATTGATAGGCAGGGACGGAGAACAATCTAATGGCACTCATCAGTCAATCAATCCCAAACCTTATTAACGGTGTATCACAGCAGCCACCCTCACTACGCCTAAATACTCAGGCTGAGTTACAAGAGAATGGTCTGTCCAGTGTTGTATCAGGTTTGTCTAAACGCCCAAGCTCACAGCATGTTGCTGACTTAGGAGTTATTTCAAACCTAGACAAAGCGTTTATCCACACTATCCGTAGGGATGAGAATGAGTTTTACTCTATGGTTGTGGATACTGCTGGTACTATTAGGGTGTTTGACAAAGATGGTGTAGCTAAGACTGTTACCAATAATGCTGCGTCCTACCTATCAGGATTAACAAACCCTAATGAAGAACTAGCTGCTGTCTCAATTGCTGACGCAACTTTTATTATTAACAAGAATACTACAGTAGCTAAAGCAGCTACGGTATCCCCAACACGTAATCCAGAAGCATTGGTATATGTAAAGAACGCTGACTATGCTTCTACATACCGATTAAAGCTTACTAAAGGTGGCAGCACAAGTACAGTACAATTTGCTACTAAGTCTAGTACACAGGCTTCTACAGCACTAACACAGAACGCAGAACGTGGCGCATCAACTGACTTGATTGCTACATATTTAAATACATTCTCTGGAAGTGTTGTTACTACTTCTTACTATGATGCTATTACCAACGCATCAGCAGTATCAGGTTTAACATTGACAAGATATGGCTCTGTTATACACGTCCAGTCTACCGATGCTACAGACTTTGTAGTAGAGGTGGGTGACTCTCACGGTGGAGATCATCTTAAAGTATTTAAGGATGAGACACCCGACTTTAAACAACTTCCTGTAGAGGGGCCAAACGATTTTGTTATTGGTGTCTCAGGTGACAACTCAAAGGCACAGGATGACTACTATGTTAAGTTTAGTAACGGTGTCTGGAAAGAAACAGTAGAGCCTAATATTGAAATTGCACTAGACCCTGCTACTCTACCTCATAAACTTTCTAAGCTTGTCAACGGAAACTTTGAATTTAATCCCGCTGCTTTTGCAGATAGAAAAGTAGGAGATGATGACACTAACCCATTCCCTTCATTTGTAGGGTTTAAGTTAGCAGATATTTTCTTCCATAAGAATAGACTTGGAGTACTAGCTGACGAGAATGTCATATTTAGTAGTGCTGGTGAGTTTCTTAACTTTGACTTCTTCCGCAAGTCAACGCTAACCATTATTGATAGTGACCCCATTGATGTGGCAGTGTCCTCTAATAAGGTTAGTATTCTTAAACACGCAGTACCGTTTAACGAAGCACTGCTGCTCTTCTCTGACCTCACACAGTTTAAGGTAACAGGTGATCCTGTACTAACCCCTGAGACTGTTGACGTATCTAATACTACAGAGTTTGAAACAAGCCTACGAGCTAGACCAGCAGCAGCGGGTAAGTATGTTTACTTTGCCTCTAAGCGTGGTGCGTGGTCAGGTATGTGGGAGTACTTTGTAGATAGTGACACTGATACGAATGATGCTACAGAGATTAGCTCACATATTCCTGAGTATCTTAACGGTGAGATTATTAATATTCAAGCCTCATCAAATGAGGATATGATACTAGCACAAACCGACAATGATCCTACAGCCATATACGTGTATAGATACTACTGGTCTGGTAGAGAAAAGCTACAGGCTTCTTGGTCACGTTGGGTATTTAATGGTGATGTAGTAGGCATGTCCTTTAATCGTGCTGATATCTATATCCTAATTAAACGAGGTACAAACCTATTTCTAGAACGTATTAATCTATCAGTAGATGAAGCTACTACTTACACTACAGGCAGCTTTTCTATACACTTAGATAGACGTGTTAGGTTGGAAACAGGTGGACTTACTGCTATACCTTATGTAGATGCTAATACAATCTATATTGACCAAACAGGTAAAATTATTACTCTTGGACAAGTAGCAGCTAAATTAGCTAACTCTGAAAAGGTGTTTGCGGGTATCCCCTTTACTTTTAAGTATGAGTTTTCTGAGCCAGTTATTAAGCAGGACAACAAGGCGATAACAACAGGACACCTACAGCTTAGAAATTATGCTGTGGTCTTCAATAAGACAGGCTTCTTTAATGTAATACTAAGACCCCTCAAACGTACATCCTACACACGTACTTTTACAGGGCGTGTAGTTGGTAGTGCTGCTAATATTCTTAACTCAGCCGCTATTGAGTCTGGAACATATCGTTTTGGAGTTATTGGTAACGCTAGTGAAACCTCAGTAACACTTGAAAGTGATAGTCACTTACCCTGTGTATTCCAATCAGCAGAATGGGAAGGTTTCTTCCAACTACGTTCAAGGAGAATGTAATGAAGGTTTATGTGAGAGCAAGTACTCAGTCTGATGTAGATCATCTGGCAACAAACTTAAGACCAGAAGACACTGAAGAAGTACTTGCTTCACATGGCGATGTTAAGGAAGCTCTACAGCAGGGATTGGATGAGTCAGAGGAGTGCTGGACTATAGTTGTAAAAGAAACAGGTGAGATTGCTGGTATCTATGGTGTCGTAGGTTTAGATAACCTAACAGGCATACCGTGGTTGCTTACTGCACCGCCTATAACTAAAGTCTGGCTACCCTTTCTTAGAGGTTCTCTCAAATGGGTAAAAGAAACAAATAAGAAATATCCCATCCTAACTAATGCCTGTGATGCTGATTATAGTGTAGCTATTAACTGGTTAAAGTTTGTAGGATTTACGTTTATTCAAAGGCATGAAACTTGGGGTGTAGGAAACAAACCCTTTTTAGAATTTGTGAGGATACAAGATGTGTGACCCAGTTATAATGGCTACGTTAATGGTGGCACAGGGTGTTGCTCAATACCAAGAAGGCGTGGCTCAGGCGCAGTCAGATCAATCTAGATTTGACCGTAACCGCTTGGCTGCTAATGAAGCTAGAGATTTAAAAGTACAGACCCTTAACCAGAGAGCTACTCAAGAAGCAGAAGCTGCCTCTGAAGAGAAGCTAGCCTTAAGCATTAAAGCTCTGGAAGGCGAGGGTGCTGCTCTGGTTGCTCAGGGTGAGTCAGGTCTTACTGGTAATAGTATGGACTTACTACTACAGGACTACGAAGCACAGAAGCTACGTGGTGTAACGACAATTAATAGAAACCTTGAGAATGTAGAGAAACAGATTGAGCTTGAAAAGCGTGGTGCATCTGCGGAAGCACAGAATAGAACTAACTCTCTACAACAGGGTGTCATGCCAAACTTCCTAGCTGCGGCTGTGGGAACTGCGGCTAATGCTGCTGCTGCTTATAATGCGGCTGATGTCTCCTCAAGTAGTAGTTCCTCAAGCAGTAGTTCTTCTACAAGTACTAAGTCTTCTGCATCAAGGGGAACACCTAAAGCACGTTATACAACTTAAAAGGAAATAGCTCATGGCTAGAAAACAAGTAGAACGGTTGCGGCCTTCTGCAAGGCTACAAGCTGTAGCTCGTCCAGTAGAGACATATGTACGTCCTGCTGAACAACCTGCACCTAAGAGTGGTTTGGGTGAGTTTATACGTGCTATCGCACCAGCAGCAGAAACACTAGCACAAATAGAAAAACAAAAGAAGTTAAAGTTACAACGTGAGGCTGAACAGGGTATTGCATCTGCACGTACTCTGGATGCTAAAATTGGTGTGTCTACTGCTTTAAGACAAGCTAGGGAAGACTACAGAAATAATGAGTCTGACTACCTAGAAATGACAGAAGAAGAGGTAGCTGCTAGACGTGCTGAGATTATGCAGCCATTTATTCAGCAAGCTCAAGACTCAGGTGATGACCTACTATTTCAGGCTGTCAAGGGTAACATTGAGATGGGTAACCTTGCTTGGTTTGAGTCTACCTATGACCCTGCTAAGTTTAAGCATAACTTTAACATTAACATGGGTACAGTTGGTGATGAAGTTATTGGTATCAGTGAAGATATTGGTTATGGAACAAAAGATTTTGAAGAAGAAGATGGTGATCCAACACTACAAGCAAACCGTCAATTTAGTCTAGATTTACAGAAGAAGAATATTGATGAGATTATAAGACAAGCTTCTCAAGCCTATGGTTATAGCCAGTCTATGATTAATGATTATGTTATGGAAAGTATCATTGCTCCACGTGTTAGAGAAAATGGTAGGGATGCTGCATATCAGTGGGCTACTTCTGTCATAGGTAACAAGGGAGACTTGACTAAAGTTAGTCGTTACCAGAAACTTGTAAAAGCTATGAATCGTGACCTAGCTTCTTATGACTCTGAAAGATTTAAGGCTGGTAAGAACGCATACTTTAAATCAGAAGTACAATCGCAAGTAGCTCAATTCTTAGAGACTAAACAAGTTAATTCAATAGGCGGCGATATTGTAT